GTCCTCCTCTCATTGCCTCGGTTTGCTTCTTAAAAGCTCGTATAGTTTGCACCGCAGGCAAATAATCGGATCTTTTGACATATTTGCTTTGCTGTTGCGCATCTTGTGCACACCATCTTCCAAACAATTCGTCTTGAGTCAAGGACGAGCGCAAATGATTAGCATCAGTCACGCATTCGACCCAAGGAGCGGGTTTCTCACCCTTAAAATCTTTTAACAATACGGTCTGCATAACAGACGTTTCTAACGGGTTGGGAACTGCATCTGGCAAAAGTCTAGTGGCGGATTCAAGAAACTCGGCGACCTTCCATTCGTTTTTGACGGGAACGCCATTTTCAATAGCCCAAGCATAAATCTCTTCAGCTCGGAAAGCCTGTTGGGGCTTTTTCCAGTCAACGATGGTCATGTCTCTAAAGGCATCGTACCAACGAGTACTCTTGATCCACACAAACTCTGGCTTTAAACCAGGAAGTGGCATCCAGGCAAGCAAAAACTTCCCATGCTTCACTGCAATGAGATAAGCCTTTTGGTGATAATCTCTCCAGAAATCTACATCGCACTCAAAGGACATCTCGTCGCGTGACACGTGAGGCAATCCAGGAACATTATCAATGTCCATGAACCAATCAGGATTCGTCTTGGCCAACACACTTTTTCCAGTAAATGGAGGCGCAAGTATATAGCCAGGAACGAAATTGCGTTCATGTGCTAATGAGCTTTGCGGTTTCACGCATTTCATACTCATGCCAAAAGCATCATAAACGACATAAGGGTTTATAACTTCCACCCCAAAAGAAGGAAGCTCAATACCCTGTCGCCTGAAAGGTCCGAGTTTGGCAAACTCTTGTAACTGCGCAATGATTGGAATAGTAAACGCAAAACCTTGACACATCGTGGTTCCAGCAATAGCACCGTAATGGCAACCATATACGATTCTGCTAGAATCTCGACTGGTAATTGCGCTCATACACATTCCAAATTGATTGTCGGACATATAATGTATAACATCATCAGTTCGATAAACATACGTCCGAAAGACCAAATTGCGAGAATCGTTATCTCGAGTGAGAACAGTGCACCATGTATACTCATGTTGTGGCATCTCCGCAGGTTCGAACTCGGGCATACTAGACAGGTGTGCAGGTCGATGTATAGCAATTCCATCCTCATGAAATTTCAACATCTGTTTGGGATCATGTGGGTCCCACTCGACCCATCCCCCAACATTATAGTTGTTGCTGACATACATCATACATCTCTTTTTCTCAGGTATGTAACACCACTCAAGAAAGTGGTAATTTAAAAGCAACAGACCATTAACACCAATGCAATGAGCAAGAATTTTTCCAGGCTCACTTCCGACGTCCAACACTCTATCAGCCCACTTCGCAGAGGGCAGAGTTTGAGGAACAATTCCATTTCTAGGCTTAATAGCCTCCAACTTCTCTTCAATCTTACGATAAAG